GCGCATGAAACTGGGTTCGAATTTGATCCCAATGCTCCAGTTGATGAAAGCGCGGAAGCTCCGTGGTCTCCGGCAACGCCCAATCTTTTGGGAGCTAAATTGCCGCCGCCCGTTCAGCATCCGGCCCTTTATCAGCCGCGCATGGACAATCTGACCAAGCATACGGCTAAAATCTTCCAAAACAAAAAGTTCCAAGACTTTGTCGAGCAGCACACTGGTCTACGGGGCATTAAGGTCATGCCCACGGTGGGGACATGGATGGGCGAAATGGAGCCATCCTTTATCTTACAACATCCTGATATGACGCCAGAACAAGCGCATAAACTGTCTCACATGCTTGGCTTTGGTTTTCAGCAAGACGCCACGGTACATGTGAAACACAACCCGGATGCGGAACAGGGTATTCCCGCGCTTTTGGCGGGAACGGGTAAGAAACTAACGCCGGAACAGATCGACGGTATTCACAGAAGCGCAAAGAACGAGGGTTTAGACTTTACCGTTACGGGGGACGGTAAGGCGGCAAAATTCCTTCACTTTGGGCCAGACGAGGCATATGATGATTTTCTGTCCAAGGTTTCTCGCATTGCTGATCAAAATAAACTGAATGAGAGATATCACGCCCGGACGGAAGGAGACCTGATCAATGCGAAAGACTATTTCAATGGCATCTTCGGAGAAGCGGGCGGCGGCCAAGGGCTTCCTTCCAGCTCCCAAAGATCACCCGATCTATTCCGAGGGATCGTCGATCACATTCTTGCGCCATACGGGAAAGCGGTCGCCGCAGAAGGTTATCGGCTCTCGCCCGAAAGGCTTGCGCAAACCTACGGCTTGACGCCCGAAGAGACCAACTACGTCCGCGAGGCAATGTATCCAAGCGGAAGGAAGGTTGATGACCGCACGACTGTTCCATTGATGAATGGTCAAGAAGAGTTGGATATTTCTCCGACCGGTAATCGTGGACAATCCACTGTCAGTGATGTTTTGCAGGCTCTGCAAAATAGAGCCGCAAGCAAAGGGCAAATTGATCCCGGCGACTATAGTGAAACCGCAAAACAGAGAATTGCTTCAGATATCGCAAAAGAAGTTGATTTCCATGTTCGCAATTCTGACAAGTCTGCAATAGGTTGGTATGACGCCGCGCTCAAAAAGGCGATGGGCCGATACGCTGCAATCTTCCCTGAATTGGCTACGGATAAAAACGCCGAAATGCTGTTTCATGCGATCCTTGGGATAACGTCTCAGGGCAACGATGTGTACAATAACAGCATACACGCGGCGCGGATGTACGATCAGGTTCGTCAGGGAAAATCTCTGCCAGAAGCTCTCTCTTCGTTAAAAGGATCATTTGGCGACAAGACTGTCGCCATTGAGAACAATATTGATAAGTTCCGGCATCTTGTTGATACAAATGGTTACGATAAGATGCGCAACCTCTTTAATCAGAAGAGGTCGGTTAGTGAGTGGAATAAAATTCTTCGCACGAATGAAGACCTTTACGGGCCTGACGGGAAACCGCTTTCTATGCAAGGCGGAAAAGACCAGCAGGTCACTGGATGGATGGTATTTGGTCCAAAGATTGGGTCTTTCATTAACAATCTGCACGGCGATTATTCAACGCTGACGGCTGATCTGTGGTTTAGCCGCACATGGAATAGGTTGCTCGGACATAATTTTATCCACGCCCCTCAAGCTGAGAACAAACAGTACAACGACCTTCGCGATGCAATGAAGGCAGAATTTTACCATCACAATGGCCTTCCTCACGAACAGCAAACGCCATACAAGACAAGCGAAGGTGACGTTGTCATGCGCAACGGGAAGCCGCATCCTTGGGACTATGGGAATGATCTTCGCGGTATGTCACACGAAGAGTTTGACGATCTTATCAACGATCCAGACAAAATGCTGCAATTCGCTCAGAACGCCGAAGAAAGCTATCGTAAGGGTCAATATAAAGAGAAGTCTGACGTTAAGCGACGCGCGAAAAATTGGGTTGAAAATAGAGAACTCCCTCAAGCAGCTCCGCGCGGTGACACAGAACGCGCGTTCCAGCAGGATACGGTTGAAGAGGCGCAGAAACTGCTTAAAAAGAAGTATGGCTTGAACATCAGCGTTGCTGACATTCAAGCTGCACTTTGGTTCCATGAAAAAGAACTGTTTGGTAAGTATGGCGTTGCTTCTGAAAAGGCAAAACCAGCCGACTACGACGATGCCGCACAGAGAACTGTCGGGCTTTTCAATAGTGGCGATCTTTATCGCGTGAAATCCAAAGAGAAGAAGCCAAAATCAACCTTAGAACCGCAGCCAGAAATGTCACGCGGTGGTAGGACAAACCGTAACTTCGGCTCCCATCCCGTGCATAAAATCCCCGGAATTCACATCGTGACTTCTGAAGCCGGGGAGCCGACCTTCACTGGAGAGCGGTGATGGTTGACGTTCCGATCAACGACGAAGATCAAGGCATCACGGCGTATCACGGATCGCCGTATGAGTTTGATCAGTTCGACTTGTCGAAGATTGGAACGGGCGAGGGCGCGCAGGCTTACGGTCATGGGCTGTATTTTGCGGAAGCGGAACCTGTTGCGCAGGAATACAGAGACAGGCTGTCGGATAGGACATCAAGCTTCCAAATAGAAAATTTTGATATTCCCAAGTGGATCATTAACAAAATCTCACAAAATCCAGATCAAAGCGCAGCAATAAACGATTTGCGCAGGGACTTTGCGCAACGTTTATCTGAAGCTGAAGAAGAGAAAAAAACGTCTCATCAGCCTTGGCTTTTATCGGGTCGGATTTCTTCCGCCAAAGATATTTTGGCTGGTCTTGATAAGATTGAAAAAGGCGCAAAGCTGCCAAGCACAAAAGGCCATATGTACGAAGTGCGTATTAACGCACACCCGGATCACCTGCTTGATTGGGACAAGCCTGCAACGGAACAGCACCCCCACATACTAGAAGCAATCGCGCCTTTATTCCCAGATGGAATTCCTGAGAGGAAACAATATGGAGAAACGTTCCGTGGGGGAGATTTATACGATCTTATGAAAGCAAGGCTTGGTGGCCTTATGTTTAAAAAGCTCGCTGATGAAGCCGGAATTCCGACCGGAGGCGGGACCGACAAAAGACTGAGTAACTATCTTGCCCATCGGGGTGTCCCCGGCATCAAATACCTCGACCAAGGATCGCGTGGCGCGGGCGAAGGTTCGCGCAATTATGTTGTGTTTGATGACAAGCTGGTCACTACCAAACGTCGTTATGCGCAGGGGGGGGATGTTGAGGGCGAAGACATAAATAATTTTGTAGAAAATCATTCTTCTGTCATTGCTGATGCTATGGGGAAATATTTTGGCGTCCCTGTATCAGTTAGCAAATCAAAAACCGGATATGGGATAAGTCATTACATAAAACCTAATTTCAATCTTCCTGAATCAACCGTTCCGTTTGTTGTGCGCGTCAGCGATCATAGCGCATGGGTTCCGCGGCAACATCAAGTTGAGCATCATGTATATCCTGAGAAAACGGATGATCCGCGTAAATTTATTAAGGAATCGATTGAGGCCGCAACTAAATACGGGCAAGGTGTTGGTCTTTTCCCTAAAGATGAATTTGTGCCGTTATCTGGTAAGGTAATGCATAAAACTTTTGGAGAGGGAACGATTATTGATTCAAAACCAGATAGTGCTAAAGTAGATTTTGGCAGAAATGGCGTTAAAAATATTTCCCCTAGTTTTTTGCAACCTATCGAAAAATCAAAAGGTGGGGAAATGTATGGTAACATCGGTACGCATCCGAGCCGCAGGATGCAGGTCCATCAACCAGCGGCACGGGGGACGCCCCGAATTCAGGAGCGCGCAAAATGAGTGAAATGGCAAAGAGCCTGCGGGCCAAGATGAGAGAAAAGGCGAAAGCCATGTCCTCGCAGAAGGACAGCAAGACGGATTCTTCCGACTGGTCGCCCGCTGAAATGCTGAATGCCGACGTGAAGACGGGCATGCGTCCGATCTCGCGCCGCGCCTACAAGACCGGCGGCAAGGTCGAGGGCGAGAGCTGTGCGCCGCGCGCCGATCGCAAGCCGCGCAAGAAGGGCGGCAAGGTCGAGAGCGAAAAGGCGGAGGCGAAGGAATACGCGAACGCCAAGGTCAATCGCGACGTGAAGGCCGCCAACGAAGAGCGTGAAGGCATCAAGCATGTCGGCGGCATGAAGAAGGGTGGCCGCACCGGTAAGAACAATGGTGGCAGCAAGAGCGGCTTCTCAACCCAGAAGGACGCCAGTGAAACGCCATCCGCTGCTGATCAAGAGCGCATGCGGCAAGAGATGGAGCGCCAGCGGCAACAGGCGCGAGAAGAAGGCGCTGGTGTTCGCAAGTCCGGCGGTCGCGCCAAGAAAATGGACGGAGGAATGCTTGCCGGTCTTGCCGGTGGTCTTGTTCCGGGTCTAGCCGCTTCTGCGATGAAAAAAGACAAGGACGAAAAAAAGTCCGGCGGTCGCGCCAAGCGCAAGGATGGCGGCGAGGTCAACTACGGGCCGATGGAAATGCCTGCCGGCAAGAAGGGCGCGTCTGAGAAGGAGCAGCGCGCCACGGAGAGCCATCAGGAAGCTCTTTCCAAGCCCTCACGCGGCAAGGCTGGTCATTACGCTGACGGCGGCTACCTGAAGTTCAAGGGCGATCCCGTGATCCCCGGCATGAAGAAGGGCGGCAAGACGCAGTCCGGTCGCATGCAGCGCAAGGACGGGGGCCGCACGAAGAAGGCCGGCACCAACGTCAACATCGTGATCACCAGTGGCAAGCCCGCTCCGGCGATGGGTGGCATGGCTCCGGACATGGGGATGCCTAAGCCTCCCGTCGGCCTGCCTGTGTCGGTTCCGCCTCCGGGCATGGGGGCTCCGGCGATGGGCGGCATGCCCATGCCTCCCCCCGCTCCGCCGCTTGGCGGTGGCCTGCCGGGTGGCATTCCGCCGATGGCGCGCAAGCGCGGCGGCAAGGTCTACCGTTCCTACAAGGACATGGACGCTGGCGCAGGCTCAGGTCTAGGCCGCCTTGAGAAGACAGAAATCCAGAAGCGTAAACGCTAACGGAAGGCGACCGGCAGCACTCCCACTGCCGGTCGTTTTTACTTGGGAGAACAAGGAGGGGAATTTGTGCTGACCACAAGCATGGTCTTCAAGACCGAGCTTGAGAACTTGTTGGCAAAAGCCATCGAAACTCAAGTTGAAGTGATATCCGCGCCACACGCCGTGGTTGATTTTCCCAACTACAAATACCACGTCGGGATAATCGCAGGTCTACGGCAGGCGCTGGAAATGGCCGAAGAGGCTGAATCCGTCATCAATAAACGCGAAAGGGGCGCGTAATGTCCGTTATTACAATGCATCACGAGAAAGATCCAAAGCAGGTGCTTTTGGATCAGGTAGGAAAAGACATCAACAGCCTGCAGCTCTTGAACACTCAGGTGCTTGTTGCGGTCTACATTCGGCCAGAAAAGACCAAGGGCGGCATTATCTGGACCGATAAGACGAGGGACGAGGACCGGTATCAGTCCAAGGTCGGCCTGATTTTGAAGAAGGGACCGACGGCTTTTGTTGAAGAAGAGCCGAAATGGTTTGGCGGATTGACCTTTAATGAACATGATTGGGTCGTTTTCCGTCCAAGTGATGGTTGGGCCGTCACGATCAACGGTGTTTTGTGCCGAATGCTTGAGGATGTATCGGTCAAAATGCACATTTCTCACCCTGACGCTGTTTATTGAGGGGGAAAACCATGCCTGAAGAAAAGGACCAGTACGAAATCGAGCTTCAGGAGCCAGAAAAGGCTGAAAAGTCGGCTGAACCTGAGATTGAAATTGTTGAAGAAGAGGAAATCCAGCCAAAATTGGCCAAAGAAGAGGTTATTGATCCCGAAGAGGGCATCCATGACCTTAAAAACAAGCTTTTGGCCGAGCAAAGGATGCGTGTCGAGGCCGAAAGGCGGGCTCGGGAAGCTGTTCAGCGCCAATATCAGGCTCAAAATGAGACTGAAGACGCCAATTTCATGCTGGTTGAGAGCGCCATCAAGACGGTGATGTCTCAGGCGGAAGAAATAAAGGCGCAATACAAGGAAGCTCTTGCCGTGGGCGACTACGACAGGGTTACAGAGCTTCAGGAAGCCCTTGCGGAGAACAAGGTCAATCTTTCCGAGCTTCGGAAAGGTCATGACTACATGAAGCGTCAGCGCGAGCAGGGGCAAAAAACTCCGCCGCAAGAGTATAGTGCTCAGGATCCGGTCGAGGCGCTGGCTTCGCGCCTGTCTTCGCGCTCTGCAGACTGGATTCGACGCAATCCGCAGTTTGCTACGGACCAGCGGCTTTTCCAGAAAATGGTAGCGGCGCATCAGATGGTCACAGCCGATGGCATAGAGCCGGACAGCGATGAGTATTTTGAGACGGTCGAGGGCATTCTGAAGGTGCGTCAGCCGACAAAACCTGCAAAGCGCGTTGAGCCGGAGCCTGAAGAAGACGCCATGTCTGAGGCTGCAAAGCCGACGCAGAGGCGTGCAGCTCCTCCGGCGGCCCCCGTGTCGAGGTCATCTGGAGGGCCGGGAACTACCCGGTCCAATGCGATCAAGCTGACGCGGGCAGAGGTCGAAGCGGCTCGCGACATGGGCATGACTGAACTGGCTTATTGGGAAAATAAGCAACTTCTTAAAAAAGAAGGCAGGATATAGGAGGGTTGAATGGCTAGTGAATTCCAACAGCAGGTAAAAGGTCTTGGCGGCAGTGCTCCCGGCAGGGGGGCTGATCGCGCGTCGCCGCGGGGTGAGGTGCGGGAGGATGATCCTCGCGCCCGCGCCGCCAAGAGGGCCGCGGAAATCCGCAATCATCTGGGCGGCCTTGATGATGGAACGGACGAGTTCTATGTGGATCCGTCGATTATCCCGACCGGATGGACGTATGAATGGAAGCGGCGCACGGTCTACAATCAGGAAGACCCGGCGTATCAGGTCCACCTGACCCGTATGGGCTGGGAGCCTGTGCCAGTTGATCGGGATAACAATCATCGCGCAATGATGCCGGCCAACTGGGCAGGCAAGACGATCGAGCGCAAGGGTTGCGTCCTGATGGAGCGTCCGAAGGAGATTACGGACGAGGCTCTGGCGATCAGAAATCGCCGCGCCCGGATGCAGGTACGCTCCAAGGAAGAGCAGCTTGCCGCGGCTCCGAGCGGCCAGTTTGAGCGTTCGAACAAGGATGCGCCGCTGGTTAAGGTCAAGAAAAGTTACGAGGCTATGCCTATACCGGAAGAATAATCCGGGCACTTGGGGCCACCTTCGGGTGGCCCTTTACTTTTCTGGTTATGTTTGTATGATACGCGGTCAATGGCTCCCGGCGAGCCGTTTTATTCCTCCCCCGGCGCGGAGGATTGAACAACCCCCCGGTTCTTAGTCGCCCCGGCGCGCGATGATGGACTAATCCTTTAACAGAGGAGAATCCGTCATGGCCAATACGGCTGCATATAACGGATTTCAGCAGTACAGCGGCAATGGTTCCGCTCCGACCTATGAACAGGTCGCGGTTAAAATCGTCTACAATGCTACCGCAATTTACTACGGCGACCCCGTAGAGCCCGATGGCAACGGCTACGTTGTCGTTGGTACAACCTCGTCCGGTTCGGGCAACACTCAGATCGCTGGTATCTTTGTCGGATGCAAGTATCTGTCAGTGTCGCAGAAGCGCGTCGTGTGGTCGAACTATTGGCCCGGTTCTGACGTTGCCTCCAGCCAGACGGTTGAGGGTTATATCGTCAATGATCCGAATGCCAAGTTCGTTGCTCAGTTCGGCAACGTTTCAGTTGCGCAGGCTTATGTGAACGCCAACGTCGGCTTCAACATTGGCACCGGCAACAGCGACAACGGCATTTCTGGCGCTTACCTTGCCACTGTTGGTACGGACAGCAGCCTGCCTTTCCGCATTGTTGATCTTGTCACGAATCCTCCGGGTGTGAACGGCACGGAAGCCGGCGCGTACCAGAAGGCGATCGTGGCGTTCAACAACGTTTCCACCAAGCAGCTTACCGGCGTGTAAGAAGGAGTAAGGACCAATGGCTGTCAATCTTTCGGCTATTAAAGACCTTCTCCTCCCCGGTCTCCGTGGCGTTGAAGGCAAGTACGAGCAGATTCCGTCTCAGTACGACAAAATCTTCACCAAGCATGAGTCGAAGATGGCGTTGGAACGCACCGCTGAAATGCGCTTCTTGGGCCTTGCCCAACTGAAGAGCGAAGGCGGACAGACCTCGTTCGACAACGGCGCTGGCGAGCGTTATGTGTATAACCAAGAACACACCGAAATCGGTCTTGGCTATGCCATCACCCGCAAGGCCATCGACGATAACCTGTATAAAACACAGTTTATGCCGTCGAACCTCGGTCTCATGGAATCCTTCCAGCAAACGAAGGAAATCTATGGCGCAAACATCCTGAACACGGCTACGACCTACAATGCCTCTATCGGCGGTGACGGTGTTGCTCTTTGCGCAACCAACCACCCCATCGACGGCGGCACTGTGGCAAACCGTCCTTCTACCGACCTCGACCTTAACGAATCTTCGTTGCTCGCCAGCATGATCGCTGTCCGCACGAACTTCAAAGATCAGGCAGGACTGAAGGTCTTTGCTCGCGCAAGGAAGCTGATCGTTCCTCCGCAGCTTGAACCTGTCGCAATCCGTCTGACGAAGACTGAACTGCGTCCAGGCACTGCCGACAACGATGTGAACGCTATCATGTCCACCGCCGGGGGTCTCCCTGAAGGCTACATGGTCAACGACTTCTTGACCTCGCAGTATGCTTGGTTCCTGCTCACTAACATTGACGGTCTCTCCTATATGGAGCGTGTCAAATTTGAGACAGACATGCAAGTCGATTTTGTCACGGACAACCTGTTGGTTAAAGGCTATGAGCGGTATAGTTTTGGATATTACAATTGGCGGTCTATTTATGGATCGTTCCCAACCTCGTAATTGACAAAACAGGCACTCCCCAGTATCGTTAACCATTACGGTATTGGGGAGTGTAGCAGATGACGCAATTGACTAAAACGCGTAAAGAAAAAGACAGGGAAAGAACTGCAAAATATCGCAGGGAAAATCCTGAAAAGATTAAGGAAATTCGAAAAAGGTCGTATGACCGAATCAAGAATGACCCTGATCGGCTTCAAAAATTGCGCGGCTGGCAACGGCGATATCGGGAAGATAATCGGAAGGCACTTAGTGACGGCGAGAGGAAAAGAAAATTTGGTATATCACCAGATCGATATGCTGAAATGTTCAATTCTCAAAGTGGTCTGTGTGCCATCTGTAATCAACCCGAAACTGCCACCAGATTGGGCAAAGTGAAGGCTCTTGCAGTCGATCATTGCCACAATACTGGAGTTATCAGGGGTCTTTTGTGTGCTGATTGCAACACAGGAATTGGCAAGCTGAAAGAAAATATTGATATTTTTCAATCGGCAATCCAGTATCTGACTAAGTTCTAGGTTTCACAGGCATACAGACCGACCTAGCGGACGCTGCACAGACTGTATGCTTAACTCGTGCAGGAGGTTCTCATGGGAACTACTACATTCACTGGCCCTATCAAGGCTGGCGATGTTCTTGATACGACTGGCACTACTGCTGGTTCCGTCAAGAATGTTGCTATGTCATGATGGCGCAAACTGTTCCGGTTACACAGGCTGGAACGGCATCTGCTACTGCAACGTCTATTTGCATTCCAGCATATAGCCACATTGTTCAGGTTCAGCTCCTGAATACTGTTGCTTGGAGCGGAGCTTCTTCAAATATCAGCCTTGGAACGTCTTCAACGGCCAACGAGTTGGTATCTGCTCAGTCGGCTGGCGCAATCGGTCTTAATGCTTTGACCCCAGGAACTGATGCAACACGCGCAGCTAAGTGGTCAAACGTGGGCGCAAATGATGTCATCATTTATGCCTTGTCTGCAAATACTGGTGCAGGTGTTGGCGATCTTGTCGTCCGTTACATCCAAGCCGAAAACGCTTAATTAGTCGAAGGAGACTACCATGAAGGGTCGCACTAAATCCGAAAGCCCTGCAAAGGGCGTAAAAGCCTCTGATTCCGCACCGTCTGAAGTTTATGCTGGCGCAGGGTCGAATGTTGTGAAAGAAGCCAAAGAGCGCAAGCGCGGCGGCAAGGTCGACGTTGGTGGTCCCGAAGGCAAGAAGGCCGCGATGCGTCTGCTGCCCCTGGGCCTGCGCCAAGGACTCGACATCCGATTCCTCAGCCTGCCGGACGGCAAGGACCCTGACGAATACTTCGCCACGCACGACGCCTCAGCATGGCCGGCCCTCGAGCGGACGTCCCGGAGCGCCATGCAGTTCTGCGTGCAGTCGCTCATCCCGCCCGGATCCGTCTCGCTGCCCCTCGCCAGCCGCCTGTCGCTCCTCGAGGACCTCTTCCCGATCGTGGCCGAATCCGGAGCGGAGGAGGTCGTCAGCGAGGCCCTCAACGAGGCCGCCCGGCACGCCGGCATCGGCATCCGCGAGATGCACATGGCCTATGAACGCCACCTAGCCACCGCCGCCGCCCAACGCCCCGCCGCCCAGCTGGGTCGGGCCGAACCCGTCGAGGTCCCCGTTGTCAAGGGGGGGGGC